GGTTATTCGTAGCGATTAAAAAAATAGTCGGCTACTGCTATGCCGCCGATGAGTCCAAAGAAGACTGATGCCACTTGAAAGAGGGTGAACATTAACAGTCGCAGCGTTCGCAGCCGCATTCACATCTGTCGGTGCAGTCGCAATGACATCCACAGAAAAACATTATCTAGCACCTCCGAAGTAAGGTTCAGCATAGCCATATTTGATCATGTCGTCGTTTAAGCAGTCGCATTCGTCGTCTAGGCATAGGATTCTTCCCAGAATTCGTCCGAATTTGCCACGTTCGTCCAAACTGGTTTGAATAATGATTTTTCCATTGTGTCCTTCGACCCAATTTTCGACGTAAGCTTTGGCTTCGAGTCCCCGCATTTTTTCTTCAGCATCTCTAGTGCGTGATTCGGGGGCATTCATACCGTGGAATCTTACCCTGCCTTTGAGGATTATGTCAAATCCCAGATCAAGGAACACATCTATAGTATCTCCATCAACTACTCGGTCAACGGTAGCGCTATAGTGGTACAACTTGTCGGCGGATGATTCCATTAATAGTTTCCTCACAAGTTAGATGCCCCCAATAGTACAAGGCGATCATAATCTTACGAAATATGAAAGCTCCCGTCTACTGGGGGCACCTATCAGTATAGCACGTATTCGGTTATTTCTCAAACCTTAGTCAATTTAATTTAGGATCTGCCAAATTAATCAGGTCCAATAGGAGATCTTGAATCTCTGAGGACGTAAAAAGTTCTCGTTCAGCTGTGATCGCTAGAAAGGTCTCGATTTCTGAAATTAGTTCTGATTCTTCGTCTATCATCTTTGTCCTACCGTAATATGAGCCTTTAAAGTTCCTTTCATTTCGGCTACATCTTCCCTTAAATCCATTATATCGTCTTGAAGGTCCCCTATTTGTTTGAATAGGTCACCTCGGCCATTCTTTACTCCGTAATTGTCAGCACTCCGTTTCTGTTGTTTAATGTAAGCAATCATAACTGTAGTTATGTTCATGATTGCCAGACCCAATAATCCAAATAAATTTGCAGCTTCCATGATACTAGATTGTATCATTATTGATATATGGTATACAACTCTTCTTGTTCCCAACGCTTTACAGGAAACTTTACATTTTCAAATCTATGTGCAGCGTATGAACTCGAATAATATATCTTTGCATAGCATTGCTGTGCCTTCATGTCAAAGACTGGGCAGTCCTTGTTCGCATCAATATAAACAGCCTTATAGTGTTCAATGGAATCATTGTCATGAACAGCATTGGCTATCACGAGTTTATGTTCACAATAGGGGCATCGTCGCTCAGCGTAAGGAAAGTCTTGAATTACGCGACCAAGAATATAGTGATTTCCAAAAGCGTCAGTTGTCCCAACGGGGTTTACGACTGCTGGAATAGACGAGTCCACGCTATTCTTTGTCATTCTGTTGCATCGCAACGTAAAGCATTATACATAACAACCCGGCAATACCCAATCCGACATATGAGAGCATTTCAACTAGATCACTCATCCTCGTCTTCCTCTGGAGGAGGCTCCTCTGAGTAGTAGTGCCTATCCATGTCTTCAATCGTCTCAGACAGCTTTTGGAATTCCTTTATCTGTTCCATCTTCATTGTCATGAACATAGAACGAATCATTTCGTCTATCCTGTTCGCTGCGTAGTACAAGCCTTCTTGTAGGGCTGCCATCTCCATTACCGTTACGTTGCAATCATCGGGGCGTTCGTCATTGGACATCATCATAAAGTGAGGAATGTACTCTCCCTCCCAAGGGATTAGCTTTACCATTATGGCAAGAGTTTCCAACTCCTGGAGATTTAGTCCGTCAACCGGTGTTATCTTCATAAACTCCCACCCCATCACGATTACAAACAACTATCTTTTCATAGATAGAATCTTCTTCCTCTAATATAGTATACAGCATTTCATTAGTTTCTGCATCATTCCCATCACTGAAGAAGGCTAGCGTGTCGCAGTTGTCTACAAAACTGTCTGTATCATCAAAGCAAGGATGTTTAATAATTAGCGGAATACCAAGAAATCCAGCTACGTTTCTGAGTCGAATGAAAAAACTCGGATTCCAGGTCCAACAGTATATCGTACTATCAAAACAGTTTTCTAAAAATTTGTGGATGGTCTCCCAGTCGTTGTATCCAGTTTCTCCGACGCATAATATCGATTTATCTTTTAAATCAAGATCCATCAAATAATGTCTATTTCTCTATACTTCTTGGTCTTAGTATTTTGTGCCGATAAAACGAATGCAATCGATAAATGCAATGTTATCATCAGACCCATTACGGAAAGGAAAGCGAAAGAGACATGGCTATGGCGCAGCGCTAGCCATGCTGGCACTGAAAGCAGAGCAACCATGCACACGTATCCGGCTAGACCCATTAAACTTTTAATATCGTTTACCAGCCCTTTCGTGGTTTCGGTAGCCGTCAGTGTACCACATTGAGACCGTCGAACCGCGGACTTCGGTGGTCCGCGATGGTCCTCGAAAAGTGTGATACCCTAACCCCTAGCACGCCAGCATGCTTAGTACATCGTAGGCTGTTGAATTCTAATTTACTGATTTTGTGGTATAATGGAGTTATTATGGAAGTGATTGCTATTATAGAAACTGACGACGGGGAGAAGTCCGCTGTCGTGCATCCTAAACAGATCACTCTAACTAAACTTGACGAACAGTATCTAGCCGCCACTAGGTGCATGAATACACATAAGCCTATTGTTTGCGAAGTAGATAAGTCAACCGCATATCTTCTTATGCAGAAGGGCGTCGAGTGCTTTGACTGGAGAGACTGACTTTTTAGAATATCTAGCGGACGCAGGTCTTAGCTGGTTTACTCCCCCAGCCACAGATAGCAGCGGGTTGAAGTGGGCAACCGCTGGGTTTACAGACGTTGCTTTAAACTTGATTAAATGTCTTAACGGTTTATTTATCCCAGTTATCTACAACAGTGATAAACTTAAGTATCATATCAACTTTTGTGCTCCAGAATACTTTCAATACGGCAATGAACTTGTAATCGGGTATGCCCCTTGGGAGTTCACTAAACTTCCTCAGCGTAAGATCATCAACCTTAACAGGTGCGATGCTGTTTGGGCTACTTCAACATTTGTTCGAGATGTATACATTAAAAATGGAGTGCAGCATGATGTCCAGGTACTTCCTCATGGAGTGTCTAAAGATTGGGATATCAAGGATAGAGAGATTTTAGGAGATTTCTATTTCTTGTTGGATAACGGTGGAGATATCTTCACAGATGTTGTTTACGACACGATTGAAACATTTTTAGATTCGGACTTGCCGGATGGAGTTAAGTTGGTAGTTAAAACAACGCGGAGTTTAAGAAATGTTATCGAGCATCCCAATGTTGTTTATGTCTCAGACTTCTTGTCGTATGAGAAATATCGAGAACTCTACTATAAAAGCCATTGCATGCTTTATCCTTGCAATGGCGAAGGTTTTGGGCTAGTTCCATTCCACGCTGTCGCCACAGGGATGCCGACAATTACTACACATTTAACTGGATGTGCAGACTACAGTGATCATACAATTTGTTGGCCTCATACATGGGAAGAGGCCATTCCAAAAGTGGACGATGGATCTACATTGTATGAGGATGACCTGGGGCTATGGATAGTTCCAGACTATGCAGCTCTCCCAGAGATCTTGCATGATACAGTTGAGAACTACGCCGATTTGAAGCGGAATGCGATTCAGTCGGCAAGAATTCTTCGTTCGTCCGCGACTTGGGATCAGATCACTGATAGCATGATCTCCCTGCTCCAAAAAATCTGAAATTTTCAGGTTGACCTGCGAGTTTGCAATAGCGAAAGAAGACTGAATATGATAGAGTATACTACTCGTCCGAATCCCGATGGACCGGACGAGAATTTTTACCCCCCAGGAGGAACGATGCCCAATACCACTGTTGCCGATAGATTAGTCGAACACAAGGTAGTAGAGCTTAAAGAAGAGAGAACAGAACAAGTAGGTTTTAAGATTAAGTATCCGGCAATGTTTAGTAACAGTGGTTTACAAGGGTATAAAATATTTTTAGACAGATATACTTTGAAGGCTCCGAAGGGGGATCTCGATAACGGAGATCTTGTGTTGGCGATAACCAATAAAGATCCCAAGTGGCCTCAGAAAGAAATTGGGTATATCAGCGATGTCTTCCCCGATACGAAAGAGGCTTCGGTCTGGCTTGGTGATGGGGAGTACATGACTGTTCACTGGGATCTGATCTCCAAACCCCTAGAGTTGCATCCAGATGATGTTAAAAAACGTGTAGCGGATGCTCTTGCTGAGAATGAACCTGAGGAAATTCGGGAACAGGTAGCCGGGGCGTTTGAAGATGTTTTGTTTGATTACTTCATCCCAGGCGGTCGCATCTTGGCTGGCGCTGGGCAGAAGGGGCTAACACTACAAAACTGTTTCGTGCTGCCATCCCCAGATGACTCCCGTGGTGGAATCATGGATAGTGTTAAGGAGATGGCTGAAACTCATTCTAGGGGTGGTGGTGTTGGTGTCAACCTGTCCTCTCTCAGACCTCGCTATTCTAAGGTTGTTGGAGTCAACGGCTCTTCTTCAGGGGCGGTGTCTTGGGGTAAAATGTTCAATCTGTCTACTGGGCTTATCGAGCAGGGTGGATCGCGCAGAGGTGCTACGATGCTGATGATGGATGTGTGGCATCCTGATATTATGGAATTCATTACCGCCAAACAGCACGCTGGAGAATTTGAAAACTCCAACATGAGTGTTTGCATTACTGATGACTTTATGTCTTGTCTGGCTGAGGATGGGGATTGGAATTTAAAATTCCCAGATACAACTGATCCCGAATACGATGCTTTTTGGGAAGGAGATATCAAACAGTGGATTGATATCGGCAAAGATGTTGTTGTATATGAGACGGTAAAAGCTTCTACAATTTGGAATGCAATCATTTCATCGGCATGGGCTTCAGCGGAACCCGGTCTTCATTTTATTGACCGGTCTAACAAGATGAGCAATTCTTGGTACTTTGCTAGACTCCAGGCCACGAATCCATGTGGAGAGCAACCATTAGAGGCTTATGGGGTTTGTACTCTTGGAGCCGTTAATCTTGCTAAATTTGTAGATGAAGATAGAGATGTTCTATGGAATGATTTACGGAGCGTCGTCAGGACAGCGGTTAGAATGCTTGATAATGTGATTGACGCAAACGAGTATCATTTCCCAGAGATTGACATCAACCATCGTGGAAACCGACGAATTGGTTTGGGCGTGATGGGGCTAGCAGAAATGCTGGTAAGAATGGGGCTTAAGTATGGCGATGAAGATGCGGTTTTGTTTACAAATACTTTGTTTGAAACAATAGCCGAAGAATCGTATATGGCTTCTGTTGATCTCGCTAAAGAAAAGGGAGCATTCCCTCGATTTAATGCTGAGAAGTATCTGCAGTCAGGATTTATGCGAGGTATGAGTCCTGAAGTTCGTGCTGCCGTTCAGCAGCATGGAATAAGAAATGTTTGTTTGTTAACCGTTGCTCCAACTGGGACAACGGGTACAATGATGGGAACCAGCACCGGCATTGAGCCGTATTTTGATTGGACTTACTCTAGGCAAAGTCGTTTAGGTGTTCACACGGAAGCCGTTCCTGTCATTAAAGATTTGGGACTCGATTTAGAGGATCTTCCGTCGTATTGCGTTACGACTAGAGATCTTGCTCCAGAGGACCATATTAATATTCAGAGCGTAGCGCAACGATGGGTTGATGCTGCAATTAGCAAAACAACCAACTGTCCATCAGATTATACTATAGATGAGACAGATCGTTTATACCGGCTTGCATATGATAGAGGATGTAAGGGTATTACAATATACAGGGATGGGTCTAGACACGAACAGGTGTTAAACTCCAGTGATGACGTTGAGGCGGAATCATGTAGGATAGATGACCCGGATTGTCAGACATGCGCTCTATGATCTATGGACAAATATGTGGTACAAGAATATATATGCCATGAAACTGGGGAATACGACACAATAGAGTTTAAAGAAGGAACTGTGGCTCCTGAAAGTTACTCTGGGGTATCTGAAATCACCAGGGGTTTGGTTAAATTTGAGCAAATTGATGAAGAAAACGACGTATAGTCGTGCAAATACATCGAAATTGTGATAGTATTTAGGCATGGTTGGTAGAAATTATGTAGATCGCGGCGGGATTTTGATGCCCGACCGCATTTTTGGCATTTGTGCATGGCGATTGCCCAATGGGGAACTACTCATGGACGCAGATCGCAATATCATGTGCGCAGAAGGCTTTGTTGGTGATCCAGTTGTTGAAAGGCAGGTTGCTGAAGCTGCTGCCTACTGGTCTGATAGGGCCGGTGGAAAGGTTCATTGGGTTGAGGGAGCCAGAAAGGTTAGCGATGCCGAGGCCGAAGGCCAAACAGAGCGTCTGCTAGACGGCAAGATTCCTGATCCTATGGAAGACTTCTTTGATCCCACCAAACTGATGCCGGGAGATGGAGGAAGTCATGACTAAATTTGTTGAAGACGAAGAAGAGCAGGTGGTCGAAATCGATGATTTGTCTTACGTTGGTTTTGATGTGGTTAGTAAAAATAGTGATCATTTCAAAAAAATCAATGTCCAGAGTTTGCCCACGAAGGCTAAACGGAGGGCGACCAGGCTAATTAAAAAAGCGATTGAGACTGAGGGGGCCGGAAGTAAGTATGTCGATCCTGAGACAATCGATGGGTATGCTTTATTTGACGTTGTTACCCCTCCGTATGATCTAGAAACTTTAGCTGAATTGTATGAGCAAAGTTCAATACATTATGCTGCCGTAAATGCACGAACTATGAACACTGTAGGTCTTGGATTTCGATTCGATGATAGCGTAAAGGGAAAAAAGAAGTTAGAACGCTCGCAGAATTCAAAATCTAAATTAGAGAGAGTACGGCAGGACATCGACAGATCTAAGAGAAAGATGGAAGAGCTTTTTGATGCCTTTAATATAGACGAGACATTTATCGAGACTATGATTAAAGTTTGGAATGATTATCTTACTGTCGGCAATGGCTATATTGAGATTAGCAGGACTAACTCTGGAAAGATTGGTTACGTGGGACATGTCCCCGCCACTCTAGTTAGGGTGCGACGTAATCGCGATGGGTATATACAGCTTGCGAATACTTCAAAAGTAAATGCCGTGTTCTTTAGGAACTTCCAGGACTTAGAGACCGAAGATCCTCTCGGCAAGGACACTAATCCAAACGAGTTGATTCAGTTTAAATCGTACACTCCGAATAACACATATTATGGAGTACCGCCAGCGGTTCCGGCTGCGGCTGCCATTGTTGGGGACAAGTTCGCAAAAGAATATAATATTGATTATTTTGAAAACAAGGCGATCCCTCGATATGCCATTGTCCTCAAGGGCGCGAAACTGAGTCAGAAATCAAAAGAGCAACTTGTGAATTACTTCCGTCAGGAAGTGAAAGGCAAGCATCATGGAACGTTGATTGTCCCTCTTCCGCCTTCAATGGGCAACGATTCCGATGTAAGGTTTGAAAAGTTGGAGGCAGGAGTTCAGGACTCTTCATTTGATAAATATCGTAAATCAAATAGGGATGAGATTTTGGTCGGTAACCGCGTACCGGCACCAAAGGTTGGCGTCTATGACAATGCCAACCTAGCCGTGTCACGGGATGCCGACAAGACGTTTAAGACTCAAGTTGTGGGACCGGATCAAAAGATCATTGAAAAGCGAATCAATAGAATTGTTAAAGAATATACTGATAATGTAGAATTTAGATTTGAATCTATTGACCTGATCGATGACGATTTGCAATCAAGAATCAATGATAGGTATCTCAGGACTGAGGTAATAACACCCAACGAGGTTAGAGAGACGATGGGTCTAACTCAGAGGAATGAGGGCGATGAGGTCTTGCCATTCCCGTCCAATGTTAAGATGAAGCAACTTGAGATGGATGAAGAGCAGGCTAAAGAAGAGGCCAAAAAACCAGAGGGTGCGCCTGATGGTAATGATAACGCTGAGTCCGGTTCTCCGCCTAAAGCGGGACCGGACAGAGATGGTGGTCAGACCCCTGCGGCGGTCACTGGAGAACGGCGAGAACGTGGGGAAGCGCAAGATGAATAAAGGAGGATACTATGTCTTATAATGGAATGGAATCTGTCGTCTGGTGGGGAACACCGGACGGGTACCAGGACTCTGATGGAGTAATTCAGATTACGGCTGCTGGTGGCGATCATATTTCGATAAGTTGTTTATGGGTATGGAATTCGCATGCGACGACCATCGCTACAATACAATTTGATGGTGGATCAACTGATCAGCGCAGAATTGCGATACCACCTGGTGGCACTACTTATATTGCCATACCTGGGAACCACCACAGTTTTGAAGTCAAGACTACTGCCGTTAACTGTCGCGTATTCGCTACGGGGTCTTAACACAACTTGCGTTTTTACGCAATAAATAGTATATTGATAAATACAGGAGGCGATTATGCAAGATAATACGTTCCATGTGTCTTTTCCTATTGATATGATCAAAACGGAAGAGCGCATTGTAACAGGTGTTGCTACCGCTGATAATATAGATAGTTCTGGCGACATAATCGAGTTTGATGCCTCTGAGAAGGCGTTTAAGGCTTGGCGTGGAAATATTAGAGAAATGCACGCTCCGGTTGCTGTAGGTAAGGCAATCGATTACGAGCCTGTTGATTTAGACATCGACGGTTCTTCTCATAAAGGCATGAGGCTGTCGGCGTTTGTATCCAAGGGTGCCCAGACTACGTGGGAAAAAGTCCTGGATGGAACACTATCGGCGTTTTCAGTCGGTGGAAAGATTTTAGAAAAGAAAATAGATGATATATTAAGTAAGAAAATGGGCCGTCCCATTCATCGTATAAGCAAATATGAACTTGGCGAGGTTAGTTTGGTTGATAACCCAGCTAATCCTGCTGCCGTTGTGGAGCTTGTGAAGTCGAATGAGGCCGGAGAACTTTGTTATATGTTAGAAACCGATGAAGATATTATGGAAAATAGTGATGAATCGAACATTAGTTTGCAAAAAGATACAGATTATGATAACGTCTTAACTGTGGAAGATAAGCTCTTTAATGAAAGTGCTGAGGTTTCTGACGCTCTCTCCGTTCAGGAGAAGGTGTCTTTACTTCGACGTTTTGTAAATTGGCTCCACAGTGATATGGAAAATGAAATTTCTGTATCAGATGACATCGAGAAGTTTGAAATAGAAGCTTCTCCTGACTCAAATCAAGATTCCGAAGGAGATGTAGATATGGATATTGATATTCTGAAGGATGCGCTTGGTGCAGTCGTTGATGAGAAGCTTTCCCTCTTTAAAGAGGAACTGAAGTCTGATACTCAGACTTATGTTGATGAAAAGTTGGATTCAGTTGCAAAAAGCGTTGAAGTTGAGGAAGCTGAGGTCGTAGAGGCCGAGGTTGACTCATCTGCTCTTGATGCTGCTGTTGCGAAGTTCCGCGAGGAGCTTGATGGCGCAATGGCTACCATTCAGGAGCAGAAGGATGCTCTTTCTGATGCTTCGGCTAAGATCGAGCAGTTAGAAACTGCCGGCGCTGTGAAAAAGAGCGTCGAAAGCGACGAAGAAATGGTGGAGGATGAGATTATCGCTAAAGATGTCGGGGAACCGGCTTTTTGGGACAACCTCTACCTTCCTCAAGAGCTTATTAAAGCTTTTGGATACGAAAAGTAAAAGGATATAAGGAGGAAGATAATGTCAACTCAGGAAGAAATTCTTGCGAAAGCAAATGAAGTTACTACCAGCGTTGTCGGAAACGCCAGTGGCGGCATTTTAAAGCCGGCTCAGGCCAACCGCTTCATTGATTTTGTCGTTGATCAGTCTGCCCTCTTGCAGTCCTCGCGAGTTGTGCGTATGCGGACCCCGCAGATGGAGATCGATAAGCTCTCCATCGGTACGCGCATCATGGCGAAGGCTACTGAGGCTTCTGACACCGGCGCAAACGCTGCTGTTACCTTCACCAAAG